AAGATTCTTTGCCCACTCGTGTTTATCTGCGATTGATTGAATAAGATCATCGTCAAACTGAGGCTTTCCTTTCTTTGTTTGCGATAATGGTTTTATTCCTAAGGCTCCAAAAGCGATTTCACCCATTTGATCTTTGGACTGAATATTAAAATAAAGTCCATCATTGTGTTCTTTCCACATGTCTAGACTTACCTTTGTAGCGACTGTAGAATCAAGATACTTTTGATCTCCTGTTACTAGAAACTCTTTTAAGTCTCCATCTGGCATAGATCTGATGTTAGCTTCGTTTAGATTAAACTTACCAGTCTTTTCTGATTTAGGAAACTCAACATAAAGTGCGTTTAGAAATCTATTTACCCATGCTCCTTTATGATTAAATGGAAATGTCTCTGTAGCTTTTATAACTACCCAAAGCTTCGTTTCTTGCTTAGACATAAGTTCATTCGTAACATTATCTAAATACATTTTCATTGTCTCCTGTATCTCCAGATTAGTTTTGGAGATCAATTCCATATCTAGCCTAACTCCTTTCTGTTCCATAGGAATCGTTACCTCTTTATAGAGTGGCATCACTTCATCTTCGAAAAACAGTTTATCAAGTTTCTCTTCGTAAAGCTTAGCAATAAAGTGGTTATATAGTCGTAGAGTTAGATCAGTATCTGCAATAGCGTATTTAGCAAGAATTTCTAGATTAGCTTTCCAAATCTCATAATTATCTTTAGTAATAGATCCACCATTTGCTTTGATAGAGCTTTTAAGTTCTAATTGTTCTTCATTAGCTTCTTTTTCTACGTCAAGACCAATCTCTTTTTGAATAGACTTAGCTAATTCTTTAAGACCAAAAGGCTTACCAGATCCAAATCCTGCGCCTTCTTCTTGAACTGTGTGAACTAGCAATAAGGTATCTGCATGAAGACTAGATAAAAGATCTACTCCATAGAAGTTCTTAATGAAAGGACCATCGAAAGCAAAGTTATGCGCAATTATCTTTTTGCCAATAAGAAATGTGAGGTATTTTTTAGCTAAGTCATGAGAAGATATGCCCTCTATTTCGTTATCTATAAGTTCTCCATTAGAGAGTATCATAGTTGGAAGGTAATATCCTTGACCAACTTCAGCTGATACTGAGAATCCTATGATTTTTCCTGTTCTTGAGTTAAGACTATTAGTCTCAATATCGAATGCTATAATCTCTTTATCTTTAACGTGATGGATCATAGCTTTAAACTTGGACGTATCGTCCACTAACACATAACTTTTTTCTTGCATAACTTACTTTTTATTTTTGTATGGGATCTTCTTGTTTAGTGTTGTTCTGCGTCTTTCGCAGCCACAATCTTCTTTTGCAAAAAGCTTCGCTACTTTTTTAGCTAGTATATCTATGCCAAAGAAGTGAGTGATCTTAGCGATTGTGTCTCCTAAACCTTTACTTTCTGATGTCATTGTATTTATCTTGTAGTTCTTTTACTTCTTTACCAAAAGTGCCAACTAAAATAGCCATTTGACTCCAAACGCTATCGATTTCATCTTTTAGCCTAAAAATAGATCTCCACTGAAATACTTGCACTACCATTAACACCGCAATAATAGCAAGATAGATGTTCTCTGTACTCAACGTAACTGTCATATATAACCTTTTAAGTAAATTTAATCGATTATTTCGATTGTTTTTCTTTTATCTTTGCAGTTTTAAGCTTCTGTTTTAAATTTCCATATATAGCCTTTATGAGTTTTAAAGCTTTTTTTACCCAAACAACAATTTATTACTGCACCATCACTATAACCATAATTATTTACTTCACTAGGATACTTATATTCTTTTACAACTTCTCCTGATTTTAAATCGATTTGTAATACTGGGATATTCCATTTGAAATTGTTATTTTTATCACCAATTTTGCATTCACTCCAAACTTTTAATCTTTGATTTCTTTGATCTTCTGTCAATCCTTTAAAAACATTACATTTATTGCGTTCGTTTTGATTCAAAAATCTTTTATTTATCGCGTTTTTTAAAGATAATAGATATTCTTTTTTGTTTGGATGATTAGTTAATCTATCTCCTCCCAATCCTCCTTCAAATATATTGTATAAGTTAGTATGCGTAGCTATAATTTTTTTCTCTTTTTCATACATTTCTTTTTCGCTATTACATTCTGATATTACATTAAAATTAAATGATTCGCTCTTATACTTATTCCATGCGTGTTGTAGATATTGATTAATGTGTTTATTGTCATTTAAACTTCTTACGTGGTGATAGAATCTAGATTTTATATTTTTACTACATCCAATATACCTGTGTCCATTTATAATATTTTTTATTTCATATATAGTAAACATATTTTTATAATAAATATGTATAAGTTATGCTTCGCAGCTGCTACATCCTAATAAATCCCTAGCAAAAGCCTGAGCTGCATTAACAGAATATTGGTAATAAAGTGCTTTGATACCGAGTTCTTCTGCTTCTAGCATAAGAGAGTTTACGTCTTTGGTAGGAATAGAAGGATGCACCATTAAGTTTAAAGACTGACCTTGATCGATATACTTTTGCCTTTGAGAAGCTTGAATAATGACTTCTCTTTGAGAGATTTCTGCAAAAGTTTTAAACACAAGCTTTTCGTGATCAGACAAGAAGTCTAAGTGTTGTACACTTCCTGCGTTCATTAAAATACTATTCCAAACGTCTTGCGTGTTTTTATCTTTCTCTATAAGCAAAGCTTCCAAATAAGGATTCTTTACGGTAAACTTGATCTTAGCCAAGTCTTTTATATAATAGTTTGCTTTTGCTGGCTCGTTTGACTCAGATACTTGACCAAGAATAAAGGCAGATGATTTTGTTGGAGCGTCTGCATTAAGAGTAGTGTTTCTTCTACCGTATCCTTTTAGCATTTCTGGCTCTCCAAACATTTGAGCTAGTTCTGCTGATGCTTCGTAAGATTGTTCTTTAATGAATTTTGCAATCTTTACGTTATACAGCTTTGCTTCTAAGGATTCGAAAGGAATCATTTTGCTTTGCAAATAACTGTGCCATCCCAATCTACCAAGTCCAAGAGCTCTGTGATTCTTAGCGAAATTAACTGCACGTTCCATAAACTTTATCTTAGAAGCTTTTTCGATAAATTCTTCCATTACTGTGTCTAAGAAATAAACCATCATCTTTACAGCATCAGTTTCATACCACTCATCGAAATGAAGTAGATTCATAGAAGACAAACAGCAAACAAAAGACTCTTCTTCGTTAGAAGGTAACATGATCTCTGAACAAAGATTGGAAGCGTAGATCTTTTTGTTCTTGTCTTTGTATACGTCTACAGTATTGTTGTTAGCATTATCAGTAAACTGAATATAAGGATATCCAAACTCTGCTCTGATCTGGAGTACTTTTGCCCAAACTTTTCTTTTTTGCGCGTCGCCTTCTTTCATTTCTTTTAACCACTGACTTGGAACACATACTCCAAAAGAAAGATCTTGTATTGGACTTCCTTCACCTCTAATGGTTAAAAACTCCATAATGTCTTCGTGATCAATGTCAAGATAAGCCGCAAAGTTACCTCGCCTTGTTTTTCCTTGACTTACTACTGTTATAAGCTTATCGAAAAGTTGCATTTGGTGAACAGATCCTGCAGACTGACCGTTATCTTTTATTTCAGATCCTCTTGGTCTAAGCTTTCCAAAATAAGCAGATGTACCTCCACCCATTTTAGTCATCATTCCAACTTCAGCAATGCTATGCAAAATACTTTCCATGTTATCGTCTACGAAAGATCCAAAACATGAAATAGGAAGTCCACGATTAGTTCCGTAATTTGTCCATACAGGAGTAGAGAGACTATACCAACCTTTTTGAATATTCTCTTTAAAACGCTTTCCAAAATCTTTTATTCCAAGCCTTCTTTCAGCTTCAGCACATATAATATTAACTCTTTCATCCAAAGTTTGTCCAGCTAGTAAATAGTCTCTTTGTAAAAAAGTTTCGCTCTCTGAAGTTAGCCACCTGTATTTGTTTTCCATTGTCTTAGAATAAATCGTTTTCTGTTATGCTTTTTGTTTTTTTTGAATATGATACTGGCTTTTTATTAAAGAAATCAGTGTTTACTTCTGCATAGATTTCTTCGTCAAACCATTGAAGTTGTTTTACTAGTTCTTCGTCTATTTCGAATATCTTTTCTCCTCCAATCATCTCTAGAGAAGCATTGAATCTTGTCTTAATATACTCTTTTATTACATCTTTTGGTATAAAGTCTACTTCTCCTTGTTGGAAAATCCAATCTATAATTTGGCTTTCAGCTTCGTTTGCTTTTTTACAAGCTCTATATATCTTGTTATAAAACTCCTCATTAAACCAATCAGGATGTTCTTTTTTTACTTGATTAATAATATAAGATCCAAGTAAAGCATGAATCGCTTCTTCTTTTTGAGTTGCTTGAACTACATTATCAATG